CTTGCACGTCGTAGCCATAGGTCAACGCAAGGTCAGCACCTAGCTCTACAAGCTCTTCTGTAAGGTCTGAGGTCTCAGCAATAGAGAATCCAGACTGTTTTAGAACCGAACCAATAAACGTTGTTGCCTTAGCAGCTTCGTTCATCGACAAACCTATTTCAGAAGCTGTCTGACCGAATTCTTTCATTTGGTCTGTAGCGCCCTTGAAGACCGACTCTAAACCTGCATAGTTACGCTCTAAATCACGAGCACCTTGAATAGCTGCACCAGTGAAGTCAATAGCTTTAGAAGCAGCAGCCAAACCACCTAGTGCAACAGTAAGACCTGCAGTAACGCCCCTCAGTCGACTGAAGGTGCGCTGCATTGCCTCGAAACCCTTGGTTCCGATCGTTACTGGTACGTGAATCTTACCTGGCATTCATGATCCTTAGCTATACGTTTAGCAGCTTGTTGTACTTGTCAATAATTCTGTCTAGCTCTTTACGAGTCTTAGGAGCTGCCTTTTTAGCAGCAGGCCACACATAACGAGAGGCTGTTCCGGCTTCTCTGTTCAATCCTCGTATAAATGCGTATCCCTGTCCGTTGACACGGTGAGTACGCTTTCCTGGTCCATCTTTGTACATGTACTCGTAGCTACGAGTAATTTGTCCCTCAATAGACTTCCTCATATTGCCTGAGCCTGCCATGTCAGCAAGCACTGTTCCAGGAGAGCCTACAACTACACGCACAAGCGACTTTGTGCCTCTTTTACGGGCTTTCTCTGGCACACGCTGAATAAGTGCAGACTTGATCGGTTTAGGCCTTCTAGCTCCAGCAGGAGCGTAATTTGTACCCCACGCTACACGACCAAAGTGCACTTGGGTCATTCCTGATAGGGGAGGGTTCATCTTTGTGTTTGTGATACCACTCTTGATGCTTTGCTGAATAGGCTTGGCTATAGCTTTGATGTCTTTGCGAAACTCTTTGATGTAATCGCCCTCAAGGTCACGCAGCATACGCTCAGCTCTACGAATGTCTGAAATCTCTACCTGTGCCATGACCCTGCCTTATCTATGTACAAGTTTACCCTAAAAAGAAAACCCCCCGATTTAACGGGAGGCATTCTTAGGCATGTTCTTGACGACCAACCATCGGTGCATAGTCCACAGCATTCGATCGTCTAGCTTCATGAGTTCACGGGGGCTGATTCCCGTTTCACAGGCTAGACCAGCTATGTACCAATGGGCAGAGCTGTCGCCAAGCCCTTTTATTTTGGGGCTTGTTCAGTCTCACCCATGTTGTCGACGGTTTCCAACCACTTGTCGTAGTTGAGCTTTGTTCCGCCAGTCCGTTTGTCAGCGTGCCAAGCTAGGTACAGTAGCCAAGAAATCCTGGTGTCCTGCCCTAGCGTGGCAACACTAACGTTGAACTTGTCTTCAAAGGCAACCATGTCAGGCGTACTTGCCTCGATTTCCCTTGTGCTTCCATCTGTGAAAGATACTTGTAGGTTTAGTTTCATTTTCTTTCCTTATGCTGTTGCGTAGGTGATTTCCCCGGAAGTCGGGAACGTCACACTGAATGTTGAAAGATCACCCACGGCTCCAGAGACGGGGGTGAAGCTGTTGATAAGAACCGTTGCGGTGTAGACGGGTGTGTCAGCACTAGCAGCAGTTCCGTTTCCTGCAATTAGGGTAACAGTTCCAATTGTTCCTACCAAGTCTTGGAAGGTACTTGAAACTGCACCAGATCCGAAGTCGCTGTGGAAGTCGAGGGAAACCTGTCCACTCTTCAATCCACCGATAACCTCGGTAAACCCACCAGACCCAAAGTCTGTTGTGTCAACTTCAGCAGCACTAATCACCAGCTCCGCACGTGCGCAGTTGCTGGAGAGGTCGTCGCCGTTTAGAGTTACCTGTGTTCCGGTAACAACGTACTTAGCCATATTTGTTTCTCCTTATGCGTAGACGGTGATTTGAAATTCAGCCGCCAGATATGTTTGGTCGTTTATCGTTATAGAACCTACGTTGGAAACGCCTGGACAAACTAGGTCATCCACGGTTCCATCAAGGCTCCTATTAGATTCTATACCAGCCTTCACAGATTGTGAACCTGTATTGCTGATGTAAGCATCTAATTTCCTCTGCATGGTGCGTTCGGCAGCTCGCCCAACAATTACCGATACAGAGAAACTCAGCATGATTCCGTTACCGAAATCGTTGTGGTAGTCAACCGAATCAAGAGCTACTAGAGCTATCGGGGGACTAGGGTTGTCAATTAGCTCGGCAGATGTGCGTAGTCCTGTGACTGTGCCAATGTTTTCTGCCAGCTTTTGTCTAATAGTAGTTATGTCAGCCATTATGCGAACTGAATTCTCCTGTAAGGCTGTACTAGCCCTGCGATGTCAGGATCAAGCCTGCTGATACGAACAACACCTAGGTCTCCAAAGCCAAGCACACCTAGAGGGCTGTCGTAACGCTTGTAAAGTCTTCCGGCGGTCATGATTGTTGCTTGCTTGATTGCAGTAGGGATGCTTGTCCAACCGAATGTGCCTGTGACCTTTACAAGAGCTTCTCCACCGATAGTAGGGAACAACTCTTCGTCAATCGCACGGATTAGGGTAGCAGGTCTAAAAATACCGCCTGTGTAGCCGTTGAGAGGCTCTAGCTGGTATTCCTGCGCTTCCCATACAGTGTCGAATGCAACGCCGTCAGGAGCCGTCTCAATCCTTGTGAGAGTAGCTATGTCGTCCGTCTCGCACTCATAAGAGTTACGTGCAACAAATAGTCTTGATTCTTCGTCTGTTTCGTAGAAAATGCGCTCTGTGTGACCGTCAATCTGACGTGATGCTGACTCGATGCAGGTCTCTAGCAGACTGTCATCTACAGTGTCAGTGATTCTAAGCACGTCTTTCAAGTCTTGAAGCGTGCAATAAGGATTGTCCATAGCCATGTATCTATTCTATCGCTGTTGGGATACGTCTTCTAGGTAAGGCTTCCAGTATTTGTTCCACACGTTTAGGTTGCTGAAGTGCAGTGCAAAGTCTGCAGAAGCTTGTGAGTGTCTCTCTAGCTCTGCTGCCTGCTTTAGTGCATTGACGATACTAGGTATCTTTGGGATCATGAACCAGCTTGACTGAGCCTCGTCCCAGAATGGCTGTCCATCTACCAAGAAGCTGTCCTCGCTAACAAGGTCTGACGATGCTGCCCAGTCAGAAGCAATCACACGAGTTCCGCAAGCCTGTGCCTCGATTGTAGGTACTCCAAAGCCTTCTCCGTAGCTAGGAGCAAGCAGGACATCAAACGTAGAGTACAGAGCAGCCATGTGCTCGCTACTAAAGCCATAGCGTAAGTCCATAGGGTTAGGGAACAGGACGTTCTCCTGCGGTATGCCTACAGCCTTTACTAGGTTGCCTAGGTCAAAGCCTCCGTAAGCTTTGCTCGGCTCTGCGTGTATGTACAGCTTTGCTGTCGGGTTGTCTTTTAGGAAGATGGCAAATGCCATTAGGTTCTCTGCATAAGCCTTCCGGTGTATCTGTCCATTGGCTTTGTTGGCAGCAACCATTCCTACTAGGAAGTCGTCTTCACTAATACCCATAAAGTCACGAGTCTTTTTGTTTTTTATCTTCGCTGTTGGCAAGTAGCTCTTTGCGTCATAAGCGTGAGGTATGTAAGTGTTGTTGATGTCCTTTTGATTCATCTCTTTCTGACCGAATGGCGACATCGAAATAGGACTTACGTTGTCCTTGCGCAGGAACCTTTCTACGGCAGGTGGCATAGTCACGTGATCTAGTGGTGTCCAAGCGTGAATAGGTATCTCATCCAGCTCTGGGTTTTGAAGTACCCAAACATCGTAGAGAGTAATCATGATGTGCTTGCGACTAGGGTGCAGGGCTTTGAAGTGCCTGAAGTGATGAGGCATAACGTCATCGCTGTAAGGTCTAAGACCACGGGGATAGTGCTCTATGCGACCGAATGGTGTGTCTATGTGCGTTATCGCACCTTCTAGACCGTAGTTAGAAAACGAAGCTACTTTTGCACCAGAGTGCAATAAATTGTTCGCTAGTAGTTGCGCCTGTACGCCATATCCCGTTGGCATGCCAGGGCTGTTAGAAACGATTGATACTGCTAAGTCTTGTAGGTTTGCC